AGAAATTCTAGTGGTACTTTTTCAACATTAGAACCAACACCAACAGTTTCAAGTGTTGATGATGGAGAAGTTGATAGTGCAGGTGGTGGTAATCAAACTATTGTTATTACTGGAGAGGGTTTTGCTAGTGGAGATACTGCTTCATTTGTTGGTACATCAGCAAGTTTTGATGCAACGACAACGACAGTTAATAGTGGTACACAAATTACAGCAGTAGCACCTAAAGCATCTTTTTTAAATGCACAAGAACCTTATAAAGTTAAGGTTACTGCCGCTAGTGGAATGGCAGGAATATCAGCAAGCGGATTAATTAACGTAGATAATGCTCCTACTTGGACAACTGCTGCAGGTAGTTTAGGTACAATAGCATCTAATGATACAGGAAACCATTTTACAGTAGCGGCAACTGATGCAGAAGGAGATACAGTTGCTTATTCTTTACAATCTGGTGCATTACAAGGTTTATCTTTAGACAGTTCAACTGGTGTTATTTCTGGCGACCCAACAGATGTAAGTTCAAATACAACTGTCTCTTTTACTTTAAGAGCAACAGCAGGAGGGAAAACTTCTGATAGAGCATTTTCTTTTATATTAACACCTAATGTAGCAACATTTAATTATACTGGTTCAAACCAAACATTTACACCACCAAGTGGAGTAACATCATTCCAAATATATATGTGGGGTGCAGGAGGCGGAGGTGGTTCTTCTTCTGGTAGTTCTGTAAGAGTATCAGGTGATGGCGGTGCAGGTGGTTATGTAGCAGGAACAGTTTCTAATTATACAGCAGGACAAACTTTCAGTATTTTAGTTGGACAAGGAGACAACGCATCATCAGGAAATACTGCTGTTATGAATTATGGTGGTGGTGGTGCAGGTACAGATAATAATAATAGTCAAGGACCAGGCGGTCATGGTGGAGGTCGTTCAGAACTTTCTATTGGTGGCGGTTCAAACACTCCATCAGGAACAAGAATTTTAGTTGCAGGCGGAGGTGGAGGAGGCGGTGCTTTCTACCACAATGGAGATGCCGCAGGAGATAATACAGGTGGTAATGCCGCTTATCCAAATGGAGAAAGTGGTGCAGGTTCAAATACTGTTCCTACAGGTGGAACACAATCAGCAGGTGGAACAAAAGGTTCTGGTGCAAGTAATCCTTCGTGGACAAATCATAATCCTAGTGATGGTTCAGCAGGTATTGGCGGTTATGGAAATAGTGCAACAGTTCAACAAGACATAGGTTATGGAAGACCTGGTGGTGGTGGCGGAGGCTACTACGGAGGTGGTGGCGGAGACGGCGGAAATGGTCCTGCTACTAGCACTCGTTCACAAGGTGGCGGTGGTGGTTCATCATACTACAATTCAACTTATGTTTCTAATTTTGCACACGCAACAGGTACTGAAACAACAGCTCCAGAATCATCAAATGCTTATTATTCATCTGGTATCGCAGTTGGTGGTGCAGGAGATAATGATAACAACAGGTCTACTGGTGTAGGCGGAAATGGTAAAGTTGTTATTGTATATTAATCATGGCTAGAAAAAAAATTATGGATAAAATAAAAAAGAAAATCTGCGAAATAATTTGTAGGATTTTTAACATTGTGCCTTGTATGTGTAGTCATCAATGCGAATGTAAAAATCAAAACGAAAAAAATGGATAAGGATAATCTACAAATTGAAGTAGAAAGAATAAAAGGCGACATTAAGTTAATCCAATACTCCATAAAAACAATTGAAACAAATCATTTAGCCCACATACAAAAATCAATTTCAAACATTAATAAAGTTTTATGGACTGTTGGTATTTTAATTTTTACACAATTAATAATGGTGGTTTCTGATGTATTATTTTAACAAAATTTTAGAGGTCGTAGAAGATGAGATGGACTACGACCCAAAGGACAAAAAAGACGAATAAATATATTCGTTGGATTGCATTTTTTATTACTATCATAGGTACTTATATCCTCACGGGTAATAACGTAAATTTACAATGGGTCGGTTGGACAGTTTGTTCAATGTCGACTCTTATATGGGTTTATTGTGCTTATGTAGAAGATGACACTCCTCGTACCCTAATGGAATTAATGTATATGATCCTATGTTTAAAAGGAGTTATCTCTTGGTATGGCTAAAAAGAAAAAGAATAATCTTTATGCCAAAGTTGAACACGAAAGCCGAGCCAAGTTCAAAAAAACAAGTATTGGACGTAGACCTTCTCCCACTATGCAAAACAAAGCAAAAAGAAGGACGACAAAAAAATATAGAGGACAAGGCAGATGAAGATAGCTTTATTTATGATTATGTGTTCGGCAATAGCCAACGAGTGTATGCCTCCTCATAAATTAGGACATTACGATAATTTATATGAATGTTTAAATGCAGGATATACAGAAAGTTTAAAAAAATCTGAAGAAATAGGTAAAGAAGACGTAATTCAACACGAAATTTATATTAAATTTATATGTACTCCTGAAAAAGTAAAAGGAGTTAATACATAATGGCTACAAGAAATTATAGAGAAGAATATGACAAATATCAAAGTTCTTCTAAATCAAAAAAAGATAGAGCTAAAAGAAATGCAGCTCGAAGAAAACTAATGGCGTTGGGGGCAGTACATAAAGGAGATGGAAAAGATGTCCACCATAGAGACAACAATCCACAAAACAATAGTCGAAGTAATTTACAAGTTACTTCAAGAAAAAAGAATAGAGGAAAGTTGAGGGTCGCATAATGATTTGGAACGTATTAGGATTAGGAATTAAAACAGCAGCAAAATTATATTCAGATAAAAAAGCTACTGAGAGTGCTTTATCTGAAGCAAGACTTCTGCACGCAGAAAAGATGAAGCGTGGGGAGATAGAGTTTTCAGGTAAAGTTTTCGAACGTCAGAAGGGAGACTGGAAAGACGAATTCGTGCTGATAATACTCTCCACGCCCATCATAATGTTAGCTTATTCTGTCTTTGCAGAAGACCCAGAAATAGAACAAAAATTAGATTTATTTTTTACTAAACTGAATGAAATGCCTTATTGGCTAGTTGGACTTTGGATTTCCATAGTGGCAGCGATTTATGGAATAAAGGCAACGGATATTATTAAGACCAATGGCAAAAAGTGAAGAAATTAAATGTCCTACTTGTAAAGGGACGGGCTTTTATAGAGTTGATTATGCTCTAACTAAAGAAGAAACACACGCAAAATGTGATGATTGTAATGGGACAGGAAAGTTAAAAAATGAAAAAGATTAGCGTAAATGAGAACACTTCAGTTGGTCTTCCTTTAAAAAATTTATTTAGCTTGATCGCAGCAATCGTAATTGGTGCGTGGTTTGCTTTCGGAGTTTTAGAAAGGTTAAATAATTTAGAGACAGCTGATATACTTTTTAAAGAAGACCTCTTAAAACGGGCAGAACAAGAACCAAAAAATCTTGAAATGTATATGTTAATAGAACATTTAGCAGGTCAAATAGAAAATATAGAAAAAGAAATTCAGGCGAGTAGATACAATTCTGTAAATATAGATCATTTAAAAGAACAAATTACAAATATTACAAAACAAATAGATAAATTAAGGAATGGACACTAATGGTAGAAATAGTTTTTGCGTTACTGATGTTTGTAGACAACGAGATTAAAGAACACAGAATTCAAGAAAGTTTATCTAAATGTTTAGCAGGTAAAAGGGTTGCCGAAAGACAATTAAAAAGCAATTCAACAGTTACTTATAAATGTATAAAAAGTAAAGCCGAAGTAGAAATCTATCAAGGTCAAAAATCAATTAAAAAACTAATTTTAGATTAGGTGTTGGAGAAAGGTAAATATGCCAAAAGGAAAAGGAACGTATGGAAGTCAAAGAGGAAGACCCTCTAAACCTTCTAAAGCGTCAAAACCAAAACCTTCTTATTCTAAAAAAGGTAAGAAGTAATGAGTAAAGGACTATACGCAAATATTCACGCTAAAAGGGCGAGAATAAAAGCAGGTTCAGGAGAAAAAATGCGACCTGCGGGTGCTAAAGGTAGACCGACTTCAGCTCAATTTAAAAGGGCTGCAAAAACAGCAAAGAAAAAATGATGAAAAAATGGGTCAAGAAAATTTGGAAAAAAATATCGGACTTTATAACGAAAGGTTATGAAATAATTGATATTGGCGGTAATTTTAGAATATGATCCGCAATAACAAACTTTCGGAATTACACGATAAATTAACGGATAAACTGTTAGAAAAAATTAATGACCCAGAAGTTAAGTCTAGCGATTTAAACGTCGCTAGGCAATTTTTAAAGGATAATAATATAGATAATATCCCATTAGAGGATAGTCCTTTAAAAAAATTGGCAGAAAAACTGCCTTTTAAAGAAAAAGAACTAAAAGAGGTATATAACTCGAATAATGTCATTAAGTCAAAATAAAGGGGTTCTATGGACGAAATACACCCTATTTTAAGGGACTTTAGAAACTTTTTATTCCTTACTTGGAAACATTTAAATTTACCAGAACCGACACCAGTCCAGTATGATATGGCTAAATATATGCAGGATTCCCCTAGAAGATGTGTAATACAAGCATTTAGAGGAGTAGGGAAATCGTGGATATGTTCTGCATTTGTGTGTTGGAAATTATTAAATGACCCCGACTTAAAGTTTCTCGTAGTCTCGGCTTCAAAGAATAGAGCAGATGATTTCTCTACTTTCACTAAAAGACTAATTAATGAAATGGAGATACTCACTCACTTAACCCCTAAAGAAAACCAAAGGGGAAGTAATGTCTCCTTTGATGTAGCTTTAGCAAAACCCTCACACGCACCTTCGGTTAAATCTGTTGGTATTACAGGGCAGCTAACGGGCAGTAGAGCAGATTTCATTATAAGTGATGACTGCGAGTCTTTAAACAACAGCTTAACTCAAAGTATGCGAGACAAACTATCGGAGTCAATCAAAGAGTTTGAAGCTGTATTATCTCCAAATGGAAAGATAATGTTTTTAGGTACTCCCCAATCCGAAATGAGTATCTACAATGAATTAGGTGTTAGAGGTTACGATACTAAAATATGGACTGCAAGAAGACCTGAACAAAGTAAGTTGCATAAGTATCAAAACAAGTTAGCAGATTTTGTTATCTCTAATACAGAAAGATCAGGCGATCCCGTTGATCCTGAAAGATTTACGGATATTGATTTAAAAGAACGAGAAGCGTCTTATGGACGTTCAGGGTTCGCATTACAATTTATGTTAGATACAACTTTATCTGACAAAGAAAGATACCCACTAAAATTAAGTGATTTTATTGTAATGGATATTAACCCAAATATCGCACCAGTAAGTTTGGCTTGGGCAGGTTCACAAGAATATGCTTGTGAGGATTTACCAAGTGTAGGATTTACTGGAGACAAGTTTTATAAACCTATGTTCAAGAGTGAACAATTTGCCGATTACAAAGGTTCAGTAATGGCAATTGACCCTAGTGGTCGAGGTAAAGATGAGTTGGGAGTTGCTATAGTGAAACAATTAGGAGGCAACTTGTATGTGCTTGTATGCACAGGGAAAAGCGGTGGGTATAGTAATGACAATTTAGAGTGGATAGCACGAGAAGCTAGAAACCATAATGTTAACCATATCATTATCGAAAGTAATTTCGGAGATGGTATGTTCACACAATTATTAAAACCAGTAGTTAATAGGTTTTATCCAGTTAATATTGAGGAAGTAAATCACTCTAAACAAAAGGAGCTGCGTATCATAGATACGTTAGAACCTTTATTAAATCAACATAGGTTAGTAATTAGTCCCCAATTGATACGTCAGGACTTTGACACTACGGACGCTAATTATCAGTTATTTCATCAGATTACTAGGATCACTAAAGATCGTGGTAGTTTAAGAAATGATGACCGATTAGACGTATTGTCAATTGCTTGTGCCTACTGGGTAGAGCAAATGGCGGTCGATACGGATAGACAAGAAAAAGACCACAGGGAAGAATTACTTAATAAAGAACTAGAAAACTTCATAGAAGGTGCTTTAGGCAATAGGGGTACTAAAGGAAACCTATGGTATAAAGTATAACCCTTCTATAAGGGTATATTAAGGGTTATTATAAGGGTATAACCCTTAATGGAACTACTAGATATACTAATACATACACAACTACTAATACTACATATAGGAGAAGTATCGTAAGAGATACTAATTGTGGTAATCCGATCACACTTTGGATAAATTTTAGGGCTAAAACCCTTATAAACTCTAGGGTGTAATGTCGAGAAGTAAGGAAATCTACCACAGCAGCGTGGTGGTCTTGTCAAATAATTTATCACAAAAATTTGAATGGGTATCTCGATTACACAACTGTCAGATTTTCCCCATACAACCTTTGCGTGTATAAAAAAATAGACATTGATTATACTTGTTTTTTTAACTTTTATTGTAAAGGACTAAATATCCTTGCTAATTCGATTGAAATTTTTATTTTGGGTTTATGTTTCTTACACCCTAAAAGAATTGACCGCCTTTTAACTTGCGTTGTTAGAATAATACTAATTGATTTGATTAGTAGTATTCAAAATGTTCGAGTGTTTTAACTCGCTTGATGTTAATTGACTTTCTAAATTAATTATATTTCTACGAATTAATTTTTTAGTGTCTCTTAACGTTTTACCAGTATTCATATTATTAAAAATTGAATAACCAATTAGACAATCAAAAAGAAATTCTAAAGGTAAATTTAAATCTTTAAAATCTTTATGATTTTTTAATTCAATAATAAGATTATCTAGCTTTTTATTAATCTCACTACCAAAATTAAAAAATTGACGATCTTCGTTACTCTCAATTTTTTCAATACGAAACATTGGCAATTTTAATTGCTTGTGTTCCATTGTTATGT